TCAACCAGTTTGATGAGGAAGAACTCCAATCCCATGGTAAATTGTACCTGAGCGATATTACTAATGTCCTTGGATATGCGACCTTTGAAGATAACATCTCTCCCGAGGTTGGTTATATCTCAAACGTGGAAACTCTGAATCGTCTCCGCGATGAAATTGCCGATCGTTTCTATAACTAACTGAATGACTGCATTTGTATCACCCAAGAGCAAGAAAGCACAGAATCGTTTCTGTAACTTAATGAATCGCAATAATGAATGTATTGTAGAGCAACATCACGGGACTAAAGTGTTTCTAACCTCTGCGAATGGTAGGAATCACTTTTGGGTCAATCTTACTGCAGATGTTGACTGGAACATCAAGTTCAATTAAAGTTACTCACCTCGAAACTGGACCTATAGTATGAGCACTTCCACTGAAACCATGAACTACTACAAAATCACTGAAATTGAATTTGATTTCGACTACGAAGATCTCACTGAGTATGAGAAAAAAGAGATCGTAGATGATGCAAAATCTTGCCTTTGGGCACCTCCAAGTGAGGAAGATCTTGTCGATTGTATCTCTGACAACACTGGTTGGTGTGTCAAATCCCTGAAGTATGATGTCATTAACTGATGGCAAAAAGTCTTACATTCAAGTCGCCTTGTAAAGTGAAGACAATTCTCCTAATCTTCATTGTTGCGATGATCCTATCACCAGGAGTTCGTAACATCACTGCCAACACATTGCACACCGTTGCTGACATTATCGCACCCCATGATTGAGACTGATTTCTACATTCTTACCCAAGAACAATATGAGGAAAATCTACAGTTTGCAAATAAACTTGGCATCACAGTAGACTACTTTCTTCTGGAGTTTTGTGATGTTCAAGGTCCAAAAGTAACCGTCAATTAAAGTTACTCACCTCTAAAGTGAGCCTATAGTATGAGCACTTCCCAAATGTCCCAAATGTCTAAAGTCTACGCTGTGATCGGTGGATTTGATTATGAAGGTGAGAACTTCAAATCTCTCCGCTTGTTTGATTGCTTCTCTGCTGCAGATGCTTATATGAAGCAGTTAGAATCTGAGTGTGATTATGTACTGATGGAGACTCGTGAGGTATATCTTGAGTCTGCAATCACGGCATAATTAAAGTTACTCACCTCCAAACTGGACCTATAGTATAACCACTGAACTTCCTACCATGCGAAAGATTGAACTCCAAATGAACAAAGCAATCTGTGATTGCAAAGATTGGAAAAACGACAACACGGAGGTAACTTATTCGCCCGAACGTGATGCTTCATATGTTATGCTGCATGGCAATCATATCGCAACGATTGGTGATACCTTCCTTGAACTTTACACCTGTGGGTATAAAACTCCTACCACCAAATCACGTCTCAATGCTATTCTGAAAGTTCACGGAAATGATGCCCGTATCTTTCAACGTAACTTTGAATGGTTTGTGATTGATAATGGCAACACAGTTCCTTTCACTGAAGGTATGGTGCTTAAGTGAAACTGGGCCCCTCACATTGTCCCTATAGTATGAGCACTTCCCAAATGTCATTCCCTTATCTTCACATTGATCAAAGCACTCTTGCTAATCACACATCCACCTTTTTCAAGGTCAGTGCTGATAGTCAAGACACTTGGATTAACAACATTTTTCATAATTCAAGGTACGGAATCTTCTGTCTTGCCGATGGCAAACTGGAGTTAATCTCCAAAGGATTAAACACTACCAAGTTCCGCAAGTGTAAGTGCAATGATGAACAAACTGCACTGCAAAAGATTCAACAATGGATGGAAAAGTTCTGATGACTTACCAAGAACAAATTAACATTCTCATCGCACAAACTCTTGAGAAAGTTCAACACCTTGATCCTGAACTTTATGGTCAATGGTATAGCAAACTGTATGCTCCTCATGGTGATATTAAGAACTGGAATGTAAAGACGCTTCATACACTCGAACAACTCATTATTGATTATACCAACTAAACCAAGATAAACTAATGAAAACCATGGAACGTCCAAAGATTGGTGATACCAGAGTTTACATCAGAGAGTATAATAACAAGTTCTCAGTTCAGGTTGATGTGTTCAAAGAAAACACATTGCGAGGTGATGCTTACTGGGTGACTAAAGAGTTCAAGACTTATACAAAAGAAAAAGACGCACTTAAGTTTGCGTCACGATTCTCCTGATAATCCTACACTCTTAAATCAAAATGTTACTCTCTAAATCCTCATTCAACGACCAACAAGTTCTCCCTTTCATTGTAAAGAAAGAAACACAAAGAACAGAAGATGGTAGTTACTCTCTTCACCTATTCTCCCGAATTGTAATGACTAAGGAAGGAAAGAAGTATAGGTATTTGCCTCTACGATTTGAAGGAGAAGAAGCACGATTCCGCAAACGTAGTGATGCAGAGGATTATGCAAGGTACAGATTAGCACTTGATTGAATACACATAGAGAGGGTACTTATACCCTCTTTTTTTATGCTTTTATGTCAAAATAACGTAAAAAAGTGTTTTTTTATTAAATAAATGTCTTTTTAAATATACTTGCGTGATTTATTTGTGTGATACTTATTGTTATTGAAAGGTGATAATGATATGAATTCGTATCATTTAAGTGCCTTTAATCGTCTCTATTATCTTATAATGTGCCAGAGAATGTGTGCTGATACATTATAAATGTCCTGGAGTCTTGTGATCTTACCGAGCATAACATAAGGACCACACTTTTGTCAACCCCAGGGTCACAAAATCCCCACAATTCCCCCATAAAACTCCTCCGCCCCCTCATAAATACCCCCAGACCATTGACATTTACGCCCACAAGTCTTATAGTACCTTCATAACACACAGGAGCGAACTTATGTCAGTTGCATATCAGCAAGCACAGAAGCAGCGTTATAGGATTACTCTGGATCTATCAGTGTTCGGTGACTTTGATCCCCATCAGATTGACTGGGAGAAACTCTTTAAGTTGGAACCTGCGGAGAAGTGTGATGCATACGTTGAGGACCTAAGTACACCTGATAGATGGTAATTTGGTAGCAATTTATACCATATAAGGGGGTTTTAGTTTTGTCCCAAAACTTATACATATTAGGGGGTATTTTGGGACAAAACTATGAGACCTAAGAACTACACATTTCTGGGCAAAACAGACAGAATGCGCGTGCCATATACAAGGCACTTTAATAACATTTTGGAGGAGTTAAATCGCCTCGCAGAGTTAGGTCACGATCCGACAGATTACCTTGATGAGTTTATAGACCGTTTGCAATCTGTGGAGGATTAAAGTTGCTCACCTTCAAAGTGGACCTATAGTGTAAGGGGCACACAACTTCACCGCCCCGCTAACACTCAAGACCTACCAAATGACAGTCACTTTCCAAGCAAATCTGACCGACACTGAGTATAATGGTTGGACGAATTATGAGACCTGGAATGTTGCACTCTGGATCGGCAATGATCAGGGTCTGTATAACATCGCCCAGGAGTGCAGTTGCTATCAGGAATTCGTGGATTATGTGAGCGAGTTCATGACACAAACTCCCGATGGTGTTAAGTGGAACGATCCTGCAATTAACGTCCTTGAGATTAACTCTGACGTGTTTGACTTCTAAGTAACACTAACTCCTGTCACATGAGTATAAACTGGGCACTACACAGTTCACAACACTTTTCTTCGTTATTATGTCCAAGCAAGTTATCCTTTCCATGCTGGCACAAGGTAACACTGGTGATGAGATTCTTCAGATCCTTGATGTTATCGTCTCCGACATTGAGCAAGAGGGTATTGATAGTTGCGCTGAGGTGTTCGCAGTCAACTAAGCACTGAACAGTTAGTATCAGTGACCCCGTGAGTTGGGGGGTCATAAAACATACCCAACTCATCACACACTAACTAACACTTTTCTTCGTTATTATGTCCAAGACCGTGATGCTTTCTATGCTGGCACAAGGTAACACTGGCAGTGAGATTATGTCCATCCTTGATGTTATCGTCAGTGATCAAGTTGGTGGTTATGATGTCGTTGAATCGCCCGTGATTGAACAGGTGATTGGTATTCCTACTCTGGAGGAAATCGCGTTCTAATTGATAGTCTGGGTGCTGCGGTGATTGACACTGTGGCACCCATATGTTATGATGGTTCAGGATAGTGATTCGGCAGTGTTTTACCGCCGATTGTTTATAGCGCCGCGCGGCGTTGCGTTTATAAAAAATCGATAAGTCCCTAACCTACACTGTATGTCTTTTTCGAGATATCTATCACTCTCATAAAAATTTTTTTTTTCAGAAAAAAATGCCCTATAAAGACCCACAAAAACAAAAAGAAGCAAGAAAAAGATATTACCTGAAGAAAAATAAAAATATAAGCGACCCTCCAAAATTTCCCCCCATAAAAATTCCGGATAATATAAAAGAAACTCAATACCATGGATATTATATTGGAGATGATGGCAAGGCATATAGGGTGCCCGGAAACCGAGATAGATATGCAGAATTAAATGAATATGGATTGATACATCTGAGTACAACACTGAGAGGAAATCCCATAAACAAAAAATATCAGTACCCTTCCATTAACATCACACTTCGGGATGAAAATGGAAAATTTCTGCGACAAAAAAGGGAAAATATTCACAGATTAGTTGCAGAGGCTTTTATTCCAAATCCCAATAATCTCAGTGATGTAGACCATATTGATAGGAATAAACATAATAATTCTGTGAGTAATTTAAGGTGGGTAAGTAGGATAGAAAATATGTCTTGGAATGCAAAACCTTTTTGCATTACAGATACAAAAACCGGAAAAATTTATTCCGGAGAAAATAATATTGAGTGGATACGCAAAAATTGGGATTGGATATCACTAAGAACAAAGATGAAGCAGGTTGATTTTATTAAGCTTTTGAATTACAGAAAAAAAGCAAATGGTTTTATACTCCAGAAATTTGAAAAAGAGTAGATCTCCATATTGGAACTTCTGGAAGGTTGTATTAGCGGGCTGGATGATACGTTATCCGCGCCCTTTTTTTGTAGCACTTGGATTTTGTGTGATTGTGATATATAATGCAGTTACAAAATAAGAACTGAAAGAAAAATTCCGGAGATATTTTTATGACTGCATATGAAAAAATATATCACATCTATGCAAAGGATAAGTGTTTATTTCATTCATTAAAAGAGGATGAATTTTATACTACATGGAATACACTGAAAAAACTGGTAGATGTATTAGACACTCGTTATGCGGGCGATGACTTAACATATGAGGAACTTACAGTTAATAAGACGGCAGTACTGGATTCCTCACATTGACTACATTGACAAATACTAAATAGACGGATAAAATTGATTTTGAAGGTTGATTCAATTTATGGCAAAAGGATTTACTGTTAAAACTGTAGCACCTCAAAAAACCACAGAAGAGTGGGACTATGGTGCTATTAAAGAAAGGATGAAGGGTAAGAGCATTGTTTTCTGTCTACCAGGACGAGGATGTTCTTATATCTTCCTTAAAGCATTTGTACAACTTTGTTTTGATTTAGTTCAAAATGGAATGAGTATTCAGATCTCTCAAGACTACTCATCAATGGTAAACTTTGCTCGTTGTAAAGTTCTTGGTGCAAATGTACTTCGTGGACCCAATCAGGTTCCTTGGGATGGAAAACTTGAATATGATTATCAACTCTGGATTGATAGTGATATTGTTTTTGATTCTAACAAATTCTGGCAACTCTGTGATGTTGCACTCTCTGCTGAAGGAGAGGAGCGTGAAATTGTCGCTGGTTGGTATGCGACTGAGGATGGTCACACAACCTCTGTCGCACACTGGTTAGAAGAAGATGATTTTCGTAAGAATGGTGGAGTAATGAACCACGAAACTGTGGAATCAATCAGCAAGCGTCGTAAGCCGTTCACTGTAGACTACACAGGTTTTGGATGGGTACTGATTAAGAAAGGAGTCTTTGAGAATCTTGAGTATCCTTGGTTTGCTCCGAAGATGCAAGTCTTTGAGTCTGGTGCAGTACAAGACATGTGTGGGGAAGATGTTTCTTTCTGTCTTGATGCGATTGATAAAGGACTTAAGATTTGGTGCGATCCTCGTATTCGTGTTGGGCACGAAAAGACTCGTGTTATCTAATGGAAAAAACATACAATCTTTTATATAAAGGTCGTAAAATTTATACAAATCTCAGTATAGAAGACTGTACTGAGATTCTTCAAAACTTCTCAGAGCGTTATTTCTCGGGAGAAGACATTGATCCTAATTTAATTGAAATGGAGGAAATCTAATGGCTAAAGGTGGCGGTAACAAAACGGTATTTCAACCAGGAGCACCTAAGAAAACTCGTCAAGGTCGTTCGGCACGTACATTGCTAAGTGCGACCTCTCGTAATGGACGTAAAAAAAGGTATCGAGGTCAAGGAAAATAATATAGATAAAGCAGGAAGAAATTCCTGCTTTTTTATTAACAACTTATGGCATACTTAAATCACAATCTTCCTACAATTACTTGTTATATTCGTAATGAGTTTCTTTATAATCATAAAAAAGGTCATGGAGAGGTAACTTTATGCGATGTACACTCTGTAGCATCCTTGGAGAAGCATGTACCTCTCTTTGAAGCATTTTTGGAGAATGGGGTAAACTGGACTCGTAGACCCATTCATGCATTTTGTTGGAAACCTGATGCACCAGTACCTGAATTGGAAGAGTGTATGTGGTGGGATTGCTTTTCACCTTATATTGATGTTCAAGTACGTTCAAGATTGGCTAACTTACGTGCTGAATTGATCAACTATCGTGGAGAAAAGAATGAAGGAACCTACTTATTCACTCTTGATTGGTCATGGGAGTCAAAATCTACACTGAACACGAACTTTAGTGAGACTCCAGAGCATAAATGTGCTCATTTTTTTAAAATGGATAATGGAAATTTCTATGCATATCCCAATAATAAGATATTATGGTATGATGATGCATGGACAAAGAATAGAATTACCAAAAATCCAGGGTATGAAATTGATTTAACCGAATATTCAGTTGAAAATCGTCGCAAAATTGAGACATCTGACGATTTTATGTACGAAATTACAAAAATTCGGGATAGCAACCCCGTAAAAAGTTCTGATTTTAACGAATCAGGAGCACAAAATGGACCAAAAACTTCTTAGAGAGATAGCAAACGACGATTTAAATCCTAAAAAGCATGATTTTTATCATCAAAATGAAATTCATGCAAAAATTCGCAATGATGAAGACTATGATGACTGGGAGTATGGCACTGAACCACTTTATGAATCAAAAAATCCCTAATAAATAAGATAGAATTGTCATAATCAATGCCTTTACAAAGGGTAAGTCAGGGATTTAAAGATATTAGTATGTCATTTCAGAGCAATCCTCTGACAAATGACCTGATTGCCCTTAAAAATGAAAACGCAATTGCTCGTTCTATTCGTAATATTGTGTTTACTTTGCCAGGTGAGAAATTTTTTAATGAAAATTTTGGTTCAAGAATCAGTCGTTCTCTTTTTGAGAACTTAGATTCTTCTTCAGCTATTGTTATAAAGGATGAAATTGAAAATTCAATTCGTAATTATGAACCAAGAGTTTCATTAGTGGATGTTCAAGTAAATCCAGATTTTGATAATAATTCTTTTGATGTAATTATAGTTTATAGAATAGTTGGTATCGATGTTCCAGCGCAACAATTACAGTTCGTTCTGCAACCTACTAGGTAAATGCCGTTAGTAAATTTTTCAAATCTGGATTTTGACCAGATTAAAACTAGTCTTAGAGATTATCTGAGATCAAACTCAAATTTCACTGATTATGATTTTGAAGGATCCAATCTTTCAACAATTCTTGATGTTTTGGCATATAATACCTACATTACCTCATATAATGCAAACATGGTTGCAAATGAGGTGTTTATTGACAGCGCAACGCTTAGAGAAAATATCGTTGCCCTTGCAAGGAACATAGGATACGTTCCAAGATCAAGAAAAGCAGCTTCAGCAACAGTAAGTTTCTTCGTTGATACTTCAAATATAACGCCAGTCCCATCATCACTGACATTAAAGAAAGGACCAATAGCAGCAACATCTGGTTCTTTTGGAAATCAGTCTTTTATATTCTCAATATTGGATGATATTACTGTACCAGTAGTTGATAACGTCGCATCCTTCAATGATATTAAAATTTATGAGGGAGTACTGCTGAGTACTAATTTTACGTATAATTCAAATAACCCAAATCAAAGATTTATTTTACCAAACTCTGGTATAGATACAGATCTAATATCCGTTAGTGTTAAAAGTAGTATAACTGCAACGGCATCTACAAAGTATGCTCTTCAGGATAGTGTGTTTGAAGTAAATCAAAACTCTAGAGTCTATTATATTCAAGAAATTGAAGACG